GCGCCGAGAACATCCCCAGCACCTCGCGCCCTTCGATGTAGGCCGTATCCCCCAGCGTCTCGAACACCGCATCGTCAACATCGGCGACCAGCTCGCGAATGCCCACGGCTACATCTCCAGCAGGATCTGCGCCAATGGCCGCGTGCACAGGTGCAGCGGGTTGGACTGCGCTTCGCCGGCCATGCCCTTGCCGAACGGCATCGGCTCGATCTTGCTGTAGTACGGCAGGCCCTCGGTGTTGGCCGTCTCCATGTAGTCAGCCGGGGCAAACACAGAAACGTAGAGATCAGGCACACCCTCGGGAATCAGCAGGGCTTGGTCGGGGTGAACAAACTGAACCCCAGCGACCTTGCCGCGATAGCGCTCCCACACGATGCCGCCGAACTCAAAGCTCTCTCGGGCATCCCCTCGCAGTGCTGAGGCTTGCTGAGTGTTGAGGAAGGTTTCCTTAACCTTCTCGTGGGCAACCAGCTTATTCCAGAAGTTTTTGCCGCAAAAAGCCCGGGCGCCGGTACTGGTAATACTACCCAGCGCCTCCTCTTGCTCGTCCAGAGCATCGCCGCATTTCTCGCGGACTTCAGTGTCTGGACTGTTGAGCCCCATCTTCACTTTCTTCCGGGTGACGCCGAAGGTCTTGTAAATATCCAGCAACACGGTCTTGCCATCAGCATCGAGGATTTGGCCGTTCAAAGCCCCCATACGCTGGAATTCATGGGTAGCGTCCAGCTGTCGGCGACACTTGGCCAAACGCTTGTTGACCGCGTCCTGTACCGACTGCAGCTCGCTGCGGGTTCCGAAAGCACGAATGCCCTGGATCTCGTCCGCCTTGATCGAGAAGCGCTGCGGCAGGTGCACGGTGTTGAACGGAATCATGGTGCGCTTGCTACCAGCAACCACCAGACCGGAGGTGCCACGCTCGCCGGCCGGAACCAGGCCGATGGTGTCGCCGTCCTTCTCGATCTGCACTGTCAGGGTGGTGATGCCTTCCTCCCTGAACAAGCCCATGCTGCCGATGCGACCTGGCAGGTATTCCTGCTCGTTGATCGCCGCAGTCAGCGAAGAAACCGAAAATGCGTCGTCGTTGAAAATCTCAATGTCAGCCATGAAACCATCTCCAGAAAGCAAAAAACCCGCAAGGGCGGGTTCGATAAACGAGGGTGAAACGCCTTAGCGGACGATCACGAAGTGACTAGCCAGGGCCTTCTCAGCTGCCAGATCGAAGCCGGTCAGACAAGCCTCACTGACCTCAGCAAGACGAACCACGGCGCGACCGCGTCGCACTACATCCGACTCGCCCAGTGGGCCGTAGAGGATGGCCTGAGCGTTCTCGCTGCCATCTTCTGCGGTCGGGTTGTACGGTGCGAACTGGCCGGTGGCAGTGACCAACCCGAGGATCTGGCCGGGCTCCAGCGCCGGGCCAGCGGCGACGTTGATGGCTTCGCGGGAGATATTGCCGGTGCCTTCGGACAGCAGGAATTCACCCGCATGCATCGGCTCACGTTGAACAGTCATGGTCTGGTTCCTTTCGCGGATGGTTGATGTGCAGCTTGGCGAGCAGCCCAGATCGAAGGCTGGTCGATTTTTTTTGCCTGTACCTTGGGCGGCGGGTCGTTTTCCAACGGCAGGCTGTTGTTGATTTCGAAGCCCTTACCCGTGCCCACCAGCTTGTCGAACAAGCGAGCGCGAACACTGGCTGTGTCCAAACCGGCCGCCACAAACTCGGCGCTGAACTCCGGCAGTCGAGCGGCTACGCACAGATCATTGATGGCCTTGGCCCGAGTCAGGCCTGCCTGGACCACTGCTTCACTTTCCAACTGGGTGGACTTGAGCAGCGGTTCTACCAGGTTGCTGATACCGGATTCAGTGCAGCGCTGAGTGATGAGCAGAGCCAGTTGGGCAGCGTCCACCACAGGAGCGGACTCGGGCGGAGTAGTCGGCTCGTCAGGGACCGCTGGGGGCTGCTCGTCCAACTGGGCCAGCAGCCCGGCGGGAGCGTTGCGAAAGCGCCGCAGCGCATCACCACGACCCAAGCAAGCGTTGACCTTGACCCCGTCCCCTACTTCATCCGCCAGGCCCAAGGCTAAAGCCTCGTTGGCGGTCAGCCAGGTCTCAGCATCGACCAGGCGCCGCAGCTCGGCATCGTCGATGTCCGGGGCTTTGGACTTGTACGCCGCGATGATCGCTTCCAGGGTCTGGTCCAGCACATCGGCGACCTTGCGAAAGTCCCCAGCATCGCCAGCCGCATAGGTCCATGGGTTGTGAATCATCAGCATGGCGTTGGCGGCGATTACCACCCGGTGCGCGCCGCACACTGCCACACTGGCAGCACTGGCGGCCAGGGCGTCTACCCGGCCAGTACAGCGCTCGCCCAAGCGCGAAAGCGCGTTGTGCATTGCCAGACCGTCGAACAGATCCCCACCAATGCTGTTGAAGGCGACCACCACCGGAGACACTCCGTCGTCCAGGACCCGCAGGTCCTGCACAAACTGATTCGCCGTCACGCCCCAGGCGCCGATCTCGCCATACACGAACACTTCGATGTTACGTTGCTCGGCTTCGCCGCTGGCTCGCAGCGTGTACCAGGTCTGATCCTTGACCGGCACCAAGGCGCCGGCAGCGTCGTAGACGCGGACCTGAGTTTTCTTGCTCATGGTTGCTCCTTGTCGTCGAGCAGCTCGACGCTTTCGAGGGTGTTGTAATTGAGGCCCAGGCCGTTGGCCCGCTCCAAATCAGCGGCGTTTTCCGCATCGACCGTTTCGGCGTCGTAGCCGGTACGCAGGCACATCTCGCTGCGTGAGGCGAAGCCGGCCTGCACTTCCATGCGGCGAGCCTGTACGTCTTGCACCGGCTGGAGGTATGGCCACCCTTGCGGCACCCAACGGGTTCGCAGGTATTCACGGCGGCGCTGGGCGTAGTCCGTCAGTTGCACAGCACCGGACAGCACCGCCATATCCAACCAAGCCGCACGCACCGGGCGGCACAACTGGTGCACGTAAACGCCGAACTGCAGCTGCTCCAGGCGCCGACGAAACTCGTTCAGCACCACCCGCATCACTCGATCGTTGATGTCGCGCATATCGCCGGTAACGATCTCGTAGGGCACGCCCGCCCCCGCAGCGGCGGCCATCAGTTGCTGACGCATAAAGTCCGGGTAGTTGTTGCCCGCATCCGGAGGTTTGGAAAACTCGACCTCCTCCCCGGGCCCTAGCTCCTGCATGGTCCCCGGCTCCAATGCCACCATGGGTGTGAACCCGTCTCGATCCAGCGTCAACGGCTGACCGGTGACAGGATCGAGTGGTGGCGGACCACCTTCCGGCGTGGGCCGGGTGATGAAGCCTGCGAACAGGTTCGCGACCTCCTGCCGGAACAGCACCGCGTCATCGTAGTTATCGAGACTGCGCAGGCGTTTCAGCACCGGCGACAGGCGCGGTACGCCACGCAGTTGGCCGGGCTCCAGCGGATCGAAGATGTGCAGCACCTGGGTGGCTGGCACTCGCACCAGCTGGTTATAGCCGCCGCTCAGAGTGGAAGACTCTCCCGGGTGCGAGCGATACATCCAATACGCCACCCGCTTGCCTACGCCGTTGAACTCGATCCCGGCCCGAATGACATTGCCGTCGCGGGTGGTTTCAAACTTGTCATGTGGCACAAACTCCGGCGCCAGTAGCTGCACCTGCAAGGGCACCGCCAGGCCATCCTCAGTCCTACGAGGCCGCAACCGCACGAAGCATTCACCCGAGGTTTCCACCGTCCGGGCGACCAGGGCCTGCTGGCCATAGAAGTCGGTCAGGTCGTCGGCATCCGACTCGTCCACCCAATCCTCCCACAGCACCTGCAATTGCTTGCGCAGGTCGTTGTCGTCGGTCTGGGCCCTAGGGGTGATACCGGTGCCGATCAGGTTGCTGACCCGCTTGTCCACCACGTTGAAGGCGTAGGGGTCGTTGCGCACCGCCGCCCTGGAGCGCGAGCGCAAGTTGCGCAAGGCCGGGGTATTGATGCTGTTGAGGCTACTGTCCGGGGCGTCCCAGCCCACCGAGCGGCGCCCCTCCCCGGCGCCTTCATAGCTGGCCTTGATGTTCGATGGCAGCAGGAAGCCTTGACGGCTCAATGTAGGGTAGTGGCGAGCCATTACAGTCCCTTGCCCCCGTGGTAAAGGCGAACCACGCGGGAGCGTGGGCCAGCAGCTGCAGCAAGGCTGCCTCGGATCTCCTCGCGAGCCCTGAGCAGTTCGTCCACCGTCCGGTATTCAACCGTGCGGTCGCCATAGCGCACGGTTTTTTCACCGCGAGCGATAGCCGCCTCGATAGCGTCGAGGTGTTTCTGGGTAAAGGACATATCAGCGTCTCTTGAGATAGCCGCTGGTGGACATGCGGCGTTGAGGTTGCGGCGCAACGGGTTGAGCCCTTACGACAGGCACAGCAGGCGGCGGAGCCGACCGCTCGATGGTGGCCGGCTCCGGTTCATCAGTCGCAGGCTCTGGCGACACCACCTGCTGGCCGGCCTCGTCGTCGAACAGCCCGCCCTGGGCCAGCGCCTGCCGGACCCGCTCCCAGTCAGCATCTAGGTAGCGATTGATGCCCAGGTAATGGGCCATCGCCAGGCAATACACCATCAAGTCGAGCGCTTCGTTTCGGTCTGCCTTGCCCTTCACCCACTCGATACGCTTGTAGCCTTTGACGTAGCGGGCCACCTTGCTTTCGGCCACGCACTGGTCAAAGAACTCGTCGGGCAAGTCGTTGGCGAAGTGCAGTGCACCAGGGCCGCTTTCGAACGGGTAGCGGTTGTAGATCCAGTCCTTGGCGGTATCGGTGCCGACAAACCACAGCTCGGCGCCGTTGCGTTCGGTCTGCCCGCGCCAGGTGACATCGACCATCGACGGGCGCTGGGCAATAACCGGACGCCCGGGCTTGCTC